TACAGTGAAGAAGGGGAAAAATTTGTTGATATCTATCAAGCTCAAAATTATGAACTGGAACCACGTATTATACCGCCTACCACGAAGAAAGGTGAGATCCCACTTACTGATGCGTTTTTGACACATCCGTTACAGAGGGCTCCCACTTTGGATCTTAATTGTAGAAACATACCATTATTCTATCCAGAATACTGGAAACAGGTCATGTACAATTTGATTGACGATAAAAACTTTGAAACGCTCTACAGATTTCTGATGAGGACTTCTGACGAATGGAGTGTTCTTTCAATGCAATTTATTGTTGATTCGATTGTGCAGACTGGTATGAACAACAATTATGATTTGCGGTCAGACCAACACAATTGTGGATTACGTACTAGGGACGTACAAGATATTACGAGATACTCTTGCTACACTGTTGAAGTGCGAAGGTACCATTATGTACAGTTCGTTCCGGCATTTATGCGAGAAGTTGCTAGGTATTGTCAAGAGGGAGGTGTTTTCGAATTGGGAAACATTATACAAATCAGGACTAATGAAACGTCAATTTCAGTGTCCTCTATGTTGTTGCAACAGATCTGTTCAACAAAAACCTTTGCTTATAACGAACCTTTCGAGAAAGCAAAAACCAATATAATGTTAGCTATTAAAAACAACTGTTCTGTTAACATACCTTATGACATGATGGGAGGCATGGATGATCCTTACATTGGAACATTCAAGTTGGCTTGCGCTCAACGCGAGTACTATAAATGGAAAAACTGCTCTTCGGGGCTGGATTTTCATCTATAGGTCGCCCTCTCAGGATACTGTTCGGGTATCGTCCTGCGGAATTTGGGACGGTACTCAAGTATGGAGAGTTCCCGGATGAAAGTTTTTATGTAACAGAATTACGTGCTGAATTTTTTGATTCGACGAGGAGAGACCCTGTCATGACTTCTTTAGGTTGTGACGTGGTTGGTGCCGTGTGTCCTTTTCCGGACTTAAACCACGGACCTTCTATTTTGGCCGGATGCACTAAACGTGTAGCCGCAAAAATGCCAGAAATGAATAAGGCAACTCTGAGAAGATTCAAGAGATTTGTCAAACGTTACAGAGAGACTTTCTTGCAACATCTTACAATAGATTCGAATGAAGAATTTGATTTCGAGGAATGGATAACTAATGCACCTTACACGCAGTCTAGGAAGAATGAACTGAGGAGAGTTAAGGAAGAAGGCTTGTCTAAGAAGCCTAATATAAAAGTGAAAGCTTTTATTAAACGGGAGTTTTACCCACTCCCTAAACATTTAAGGGGAATATATAGTAGACATGATGATTATAAAGTACGAGTCGGTCCTTACTACAAAATCTTCGGGGATAAGTTGTTTTCTGGAAAACACTTTATAAAGAAAATACCCGGTCCAGAAAGGCCACAAGCCCTTTTGGACAAATTAGGAAAATTTAAGAAGATTTTTTGTACTGACTTTTCTCAATACGAAGCTACGTTTGTAAGTAAACTATTTAGTATTGAGTTGGACATGTATAGGTGGAGTTTGAGAAATCACCCCAGGCAGAAGGAAATTGTTGATCTTTTGTCATTAAGTACAAAGACTAACAATATACATTTCAAAACCTTTTCGTGTAGGTTGAGAGCTAAAAGAATGTCTGGTGAGATGAACACTTCGTGTGGTAATGGATTAATGAATCTTTTGATTACTATGTTTGTTTTACAAGAGGCCGGAAACGACCTTGAAAAAGTAGATGGCTATTTCGAAGGAGACGACGGGATAGTAGGCTGTACATTTGTTCCTACAGCTGCACAGTATAGTGAATTGGGGGCAATAATTAAGATAGAGATACCCAACAGCATATCTGAAGCATCATTCTGCGGTAACATATTTGACCAAGAAGCCCTACATAATGTGACTAATCCAAAAGAAGCGTCCGTGTGTTTTGGGTGGACTGACATCAAATATGCTAATTCCGGGGATGATGTGAAATTGATGTTGTTGCGTAGTAAAGGTCTATCAATGCTTTACGAATTTCCTGGATGCCCTATTTTGAGAAGTCTTGCTATGTTTGCAATCCGTAATACCGCTTCTGTTGTGTCTAGCGCTTCGAAAAGATTAAAATTTTCGAAGTTCGTAGTCACCCATGCCGAATCATCTTATCATGTAGATAAGGCTGTTCGCGCATTGGAGAACGATATTAGGATTAATGTGGACATACACGACAATACTAGGGCTCTAGTACATCGTTTGTATGGAATTGATGGACCTAAACAAATTGAATTGGAGAAATATTTGGATAATCTGAATGAAATAGTACCGTTGAATTTGGACTTGGCTTATGATCCGAGTTGGTATAAAATGGCTAATGAGTATATAGTGGACTCACCGGGCGGTCGAGCTGGAGTTAGTTTTGTTAAAACAGGGTATACAACCCTTGCTTATTTGCAAGATGACTTTTTGTCTGTTTACAGACACTAACTTTGCCAAACGCACCAAGCGGGGTCGGCGTGAAAATTCTTTTGGAATTTTCATGCCTCGACGACCAATCGATATGAGTAACACCAAAGCTCAAAAGGAAAAGAATGTTAAATCTAAACAAAATAATACTGTTTCATCACCTCCTAGGCTCAACACTAACACTGTTGTTAGGAGGAATGGTGGATCTACTAATACTAGATCCATTAACAAACCCGGCTATCAAACTAACGTGAGAACTACCGGGTTTGTTCGGCGCGGGGCTGCCTCAATGCCTCAAAAACGGATACTAGGAAAAACTCATTTCGAAAAGGAATTCGCCAGAATATCAAAAGATTTATCACAATCTGATTCTGAATTACTTAGAGAAATGTTTTCGAACAGTCATCCTGATCATAAGAAGGAGAAGAAGGAAGAAAAGGCTTGGTGGCAGGAGATACTCGACGTTGGTAAATCTGTCATACCGCACATTGCCCCTATGTTATTGGGAATGGGTGATTATGATGAAGATGTCTTGACGTCGGCTGAGTCTCCTAAAACTAATTCTTTTCTTGCTGCTTCAACAGGAGGAAAAGTGGGTAGTGAAGTACCTTACATGCATGAAGACGGTGCTAAAACAAGAGTAGTACATCGTGAATATTTGGGAGATTTGTATTCAACAACTTCGGCCTTTAAACAGGTTAATTATGCCATTAATCCTGGCATGAATGAAACATTTCCTTGGGCGTCACCAATAGCCAATCAATTTACAAAGTATAGGATGTTGGGGGCAACTGTGGAGTTTGTTTCAGAAGGGTCTGAATATTCCAATGCTGCTGGTCTTGGTTATGTAGCTATTGCTACACGTTACGATGCTTTAGCACCGAAATTCAATGATAAGAGAACCATGTTAAATTCACAATTTGCAGATGCTTGCAAACCGTCCAAATCATTTACACATTGGATTGAATGCAAGTCGGATATTGTTGGAGATATGTCGAGATATTGTAGATCAGGTGAGGCACCCACTGAATCTGATCTTCGTTTATATGATTTAGGAGAAATCACAATTGCGGTGGGTGGAAATACGGTGGATGATTCCATCATTGGAGAAATTTGGATTAGTTACGATGTTGAGCTAACGTTACCTAAAGCTGGTTCCTTAGATGGGGCAAATAATGAGTTTTTCGTAGCGTCTAGTAGCGACTCTGTGAGCAATGCCAGATTATTTGGGGTTACTCAAGATTTGGACAGCAGAAACACGTTTTCAATGGATCTCACTCGGATTTCTGAGATGAGATTTCCAAACAATTTGCGTGGTATGTTTAGAGTGGAATATGGAGTGAATTTGAGTGCTGGTGACCCAGCGCCCACGATGGGGCCGGCAGTGGGCACTAACTGTATAATTAGTGGACAAACTGTTACTGGTCTTGTTGCGAACTCATTGAATTATATGCTTTCATTCTATGTTGAGATTAGGAATGACGGTGCTGCCGTCACTATCACTAATGTATCATTAGCGAATTGGGGGAATATGTGGATACTTATTGTTCAGATCCCGGAGCTACCTGCTTTGGAGTCTGGTGGTATATTGGACAAGCAAGGTAAATTAAGAACTGTTAAGTATGAAGAGTTTATCAAAAGATTCAGGTCCTTACCTGAACCTGAATGGGTTACAGTGAGAACTGTTAAAAATTTTGCTTTTGAGACGAAGAAAGTAGGAGAGAAGGTATTTAGACGTGTCTATGATGGTGAAGGCCATTGTGCATATGACGTGTCTAGGGATTTGATGGAGAAAATAGCTTTTTATACGGCTGATGAACTCCTTACAGTTTGCAAGAACCTTGTCTTGGACAAGAAAATCACCTTGAAGTAATTCAAAATTTTGGAACTGCCGAAGCTGATTTATGTTGTGGCCTATTGCGGTGCTTGTAACACTAAAAGAAAGCGCTATTAAACCAGTTAGGAGGAAGGAATCGTAGATGCGGGTGTTTACACTTGGCGGAATGTTTGTGTGCCTAGTAAAAAGATAGGGCATGTGGTATCTTAATATATTGAGTGGAAATGAGTTATTTTGATTTTACAGACGAATGGTAATCGTAGGAATCGGACGCTAGTGTGGACTTTGGGGTGGTGCCCAATTGAATTACGCGAAACCCGAGAAATCATAGGCTTGTCTCCATTTCAATCTTGATACGCATGTTCTATTGGATGAAAAAGCGGAAATGTAAAATGGTTTGCTATTTTTAGATAAAATAGAATAAAAA